ACTCGACAAGCTCCTCACGCGCAATGACGACCCCGACGACGATGCGGACGAAATCGCCGCCGCGCTCGCCGACATGGTGTTCGGCGCCATGCTCGCCGCCGAAGGACTCACCGAGAAGGACTTCGTCGACGAGTCGGTGATCTACGATATTAAGGCGGCGATGGTGGCGGAGTTTGTGTTGTACCCGAAGCTGTTCCGGCGCTTCCTCAAGAAGCCGATCGTCCCGCCGGTTCCGCCACCACAGTAGTCCTGTCGCCTGTGTACGATTCGCGCCTGATCGAAGCCCGTCGGGAGTTCCTCCTCCAGCAGCCGGAGTGGCAGGAGATGTACCCCGACGGGCGCTTCCCCCACTATTCGCCCGCGGATAGCCGGGCCATCACGGCGCAGATTCTCGCCGACTGGGATCCGAAGCTCCAGATCCTCACGCGGGCGATGACGCAGGAAGAGAGTCGCTTCGCTGCGGCGGCTCGGCAGCGCATTGGCTTCGACGCGCCCTACTACCTCGAAACCTTCGTCTACATCGACGAGGAAGGGCACGGCCTCCGCCCACTGTACCCCTTGTGGAAGTCACAGCGCTTCGTCCTGGAGAGGCTCGCCGCCCTCGAATACAAGCAGTGGCAGGATAGAGCACCCGACGGCCTCCTCCTCAATGTGCTCAAGGTGCGCCAAGTCGGCATCTCCACCTTGGGGATGGCGCTCGTCTCGCAGCGCATCCTCACACAGCCGTACATCCGGTCAATCTGTGGCTCAGACGTCGAGGAACAAGCCCGGTACCTCTTTCGCATGGTGGAGCGGATTTATGATCAAATCCCCTTCTTCCTGAAGCCTGACCGAGCGGTGCCCTACTCCGCCGGCCGCGAACTCAACCTCGCGAACAAGTCCTCGATCAAGTCCGCGTGGGGCAAAACCACCCGCGGTGCGCTGCAAGCGGAAGGCGGCAAGAAGGGCAATATTGAGCGAGGGCGAACGAACTCGGTGGTGCATATCTCTGAGTTGGCGACGTGGGACAACCCTGAGCAGCTCGACTCCGCCCTGCTGCCGGGCATCCCGCTCTCGCCCGCCTCCTTGGTGCTGTTCGAATCCACCGCGGAACTCGCCGGCGACTGGTGGCATCGGCACTGGCTCTCGACCGAGCAGGGGAACGGCCGCTTTCACAACCTCTTCCTCGCCTGGCCGGTGAAATATGAGTTGCCCGCGCCGACCCTCTGGTCGCCGAACGCGGAAACCCTCAAGGTGGCGGCGATCATCGAACGCGACTCGCACAAGTGGGTCGGGGAGACGCTGCACCTCACACGCGACCATTTGTACTGGTACGAATCCACCCGCGCCTACTACGCGAGCAAGAACCAGCTCCTGCAATTTCTCAAAGAGTACCCGTCCAACCCCGAGGAATGTTTCCAGTACGCGGGTCGTTCGGTCTTCACGTGGGAGGAGATCGAGAAAATCGATCACGCGGCGCGGAAGATCCTCGATGTGTGGACGGTGCAGCCCTCGCGCGATATCGCTGAATTGAAGCGCTTGCCTCCAGAGGATCCGGAGCAGGTCGCCCAAGCTGCGGCGGATCGACGGCGCTTCCCGCCACCGCTCTCCACCAAAGTCGCGCCCAAAGTGGCTGAGCAATCGCTCGCCCCAGCTGGCTATGGCTTCCGCCGCCTGACCAAACAGGAGGTGGACGATCTCCCGTCGCTGCGCCAAACCGTGCTCGCCATCTACGAGTACCCCCGCCCGCGCGGGCGCCGCCGCTACATCCTCGGGGTGGACGTCGGGGATGGGGTGCTGCAGGACTATTCCGTCGTCACCGTCGTCCGCGAACCGACCATTGAAGAGCCGGCCGAGGAAGTCGCCCAGTACTGCAGCAACACGGTCAAGCCCTCGGAACTCGCCTTCATCGTCGATGCGATCGGCCACTTCTACCATGACGAAGACGGGGTCGAAGCCTGCGCGGCGATCGAGTTGAACAACCACGGGGCGACTGTTCAAGACCTCCTCCAACTGCACCTGCAGTATTCGAACTTCTACGTCTGGGAAGTCGTCGATGCGGCCGACCCCTCCGCGCGCTACACCAAGCGCATCGGCTGGTCGACCACCACCCGCACGCGGCCGATTCTTTTGGAGAAGTTCCGCGACGCCGTTACCACCACCGACCCGATCTCGGGCATCGCCGACTTCCGCCTGAACTCGCCCGTGACGCGCAATGAACTCCGCTTTTTCGTGACCGAAGGCTTGCTCGGGGAAGCCGAACACGCCAAGGGCCAACACGACGATGCGATCTTCTCGTCGGCGATCGCGTATTATGTGGCGTACCGCCTGAGTGGCGGGGAGTCCGAACCGATTGCCGAACGTCGGCGCCGCCGGGCCTCGATGCTCCAACAGCAACAGGTCTCCGGCGCCCCGCTGCTCGACTGGCGGAACTCCTCAGCGACGGCCGATGCGGCCAACGAAGGGATCGATGATGAAGGAGATGACGACCTCGCCCTCCACGCCGACGACGCCGGGGTCTACTTCGACCCGCGTCACGGGGCTGGGAGTGGCGGCGACTACTGACCTCCCGCCGACGACGCCAGGTACGGATCGTCGGCAGGCGATGCGCCCGGTCCAGATTCGCGCGCGCACCGGCCAAACGGACCTCACCGCCTACCAAACCATCGACCACGCGATGCTCTCGGCCTTGGGTGGGCAGCAACTCCACGCCGCGCCCGACGACTGGGTGATTCTGCGCTCAGGCGTCGTGCTGGACGTCATGCCCCAGACCCTCTTCGAGCAGGCGTACGAACTCACGCCGCAGCCCGGCCTCTCACTGGCGCCAGACGACCGTGCGACCTTGGAGAAAGTCCTTGGGTTTGGTACCACGCGCGATTCTGCTGCCCTCATGGCCGCTGTCCGCAAGCTCGCATCACTGTCGATTGGTAAGGTGGAGGTCGAGTTCTCGGTCGCGCAGTGGGACGAGTTGGCCCATCGCGCACGCAAGCGCGGGCAAACGGTGCTGGTGTACATGCAGCAGCTGGTGAAGAAGCTCACACAAGATTTGTGGACGTCTGCGTAGGTGCCGAACCACGACTTTTTTTGCCCATCGTGTAAGTTCACCCTCCGCGATCAGTACAGGTCTATTGAGGTCGGCGGGCAGGCACAGCTCCCTGACTGCCAGCACTGCGGCTACCCGATGATCTGGGTGGTGCCCCGCCCGCGCATGGACCTTCGCACCGACGGCGACGGGGCTTCTGGCGAGACCTTCCAGAAGTTCACCTGCCGGGACGGGTTGAACCGTGTGGTCGAGATCGACTCGCTGCACAAACTCCGTGAGGTCGAGCGCGAATCCGAAAAGATGGCGGCGGATGGTCTCGGGCAGCCGATTCGCTTCCGCGGCTTCTCGCAGAACGCCTCGAACATGCAGTCGAACACCTTCGGCGAGCCGCCTTCGGAGAAGATTCCCGATGACGTCAAGCGGAAGTGGGGACTGCGGGGCAACACGAAAGCGGCGCATGTCGAAGCCGACGGCAGCGAGCCAGAGTTCGCCTATGGTCCCGGCGTGAACGACAGCAACACCTCCGCGCTCGGGGACACCTAGCGTGGCCGAATTTAGTCCATCTGGCCTCGCGGGCCTTCCGGCCACCTCCGCCGAATCCCTGCAGTACGGCGACCCCCGCGTCATCGGCTGGCTGCGCGAACTCCGCGAGGACGGCGACAGAATCAACCGCTCCGACCCGTCCTACGACCAAATCGAACCGGCCCTCCGCTACGTCGTCGGCGAGCAACTCGATCCCGAACGGCGCAAGCTCAAGTACCTCCCGAAAGTCGTCATCAACGAATCCCGCAAGGCGATGCAGGCGCACGTCTCCGCCCTCACCGACATCAAACCGTTGTTCGGCTGGAAGACGCTCAACACCGCCTATCAGCGCCAAGCCGATCTCCTGAATCAGTACGCCCTCGCCGAGTGGGTCACGACCCTCGCGGACGTCGATCTCGGCGACTGCGTGAAGATCGCGCTCGCGGCCGGCACCGGCGACTTCGTCGTCGACTGGGATCCGCACGCGCCCTTTGGTGGTGCGCACAGCTTCTCGCCACGTGACCCGCGCGACACGCTGCCCTTCCGCCCCTCGCACGCGCGCTCGCCCCAGCTCTGGGAAGGGCTGACCCTGCGCGAAGAGCACACGGTCAACGCCCTCAAAGCGATGTACCCCGGGAAGGCGCAACTCTTCCGGCCCTCGATTGATTCGGTGATCGATAAGGTGAAGGGGCGCTTCC